ATAAGAACTTTAATACCATTACTTGGGAAGATGATCTAACTGAAAAGAAATATACTGAAGTTGATACTCTGGGTGCAGCCGCTTGTGCAGGCGGAGAATGCGAAATTGATTTTTGATGTCAAAGTTGAAAGTATATTATATCGAGTGTGAGTACTGTGAATGCGAAGCTCAAATAACTTCACAGTACGAACCTCAGTATTGCCCTAATTGTGCAAATGATATCGTTCCGGACCATGTAAAGGATCTTGACGAAGAAGATTAATATATAATATTATGAATGAACTGCCGCGATATAAGTTTTCACGTGAATATGAATATTTCGATCATAATAAAGAAACCTACAGAAAAACATCATTTTCAATTTTAAAGCATAATGTTTATACTTCATCTGATGAAGCTTTGAGACATGCTGATAGACTTCAAAAATTAAAAGAAGACGATTTTAAATACGATGGAAAAATTAATGTTCCGTATTTTGAATTTAAAGTTGAAGATAACGTGTTAATATATCAAAGTGAATTCGTTAAAGGAGTTGCTCCGACTAATAATGATATGAAACATGTATATGATAAATTAGTTTTTAGGCCAGGTGCTTATACCTTTTTAGATTATACTCCAGCAAACTTTATAGTTGATAAATACGGAATACACGTAGTAGATCTTGACAGTTATGGATCACATAACTTTGAAAAAAGAATAAAAAGATGGAACGAAACAATAAAGAAATATAAGATTAATATATAATATTATGTGGTATTATGAAGACAAGATATTTGATCCTGAAAAGTATTCATATCAAAACTGTGCTGGATTTGTATATGTCATTACAGATCTATCAAACCAAAAGAAATATATAGGTAAGAAACTATTTTGGAAGATTCATAAACTTAAACCTTTAAAAGGAAAAGTTAATAAAAGACACTCTAAAAGAGATTCTGATTGGAGAGATTACTTTGGTTCAAACGAAGAAGTAAAATTATTAGTAGAACAAAACGGTGAACAAAGATTTAAAAGAGAGATAATTAGATTATGTAAGACTAAAGGTGAGATGACATATTTTGAGATGAAAGAACAAATTGACAAAAGAGTTCTATTTGATGATAAATATTATAACGAGTTTATCGGTGGAAAAATACATTCAAAACATGTTAAAGGAATAGAAAATGCATGAATATAAAGCAAAAGTGGTAAAAGTAGTTGACGGAGATACTATTGACGTTGACTTAGATCTTGGTTTTGGTATATGGTTAAGAAACGAAAGAGTAAGACTATATGGAATAGATACACCAGAATCCAGAACAAGTGATAAGGAAGAAAAGGTATATGGAAAAGCAGCTTCAGCTTTCTTAAAGAAATGGATAACTGCTGGTGGTGTAAAGATCAAGACACATAAAGATGCGAAAGGTAAGTTCGGTAGAATCCTTGGTGAAGTCTGGTGTTTTGATACAAACGTAAATCAAAAGATGATTGAGGAGCATCATGCTGTAGAATATCATGGGCAGTCAAAGGAAGAGATTGCAGAGCAACATTTAGAAAATAGAAAGAAGGTGATATTAGAATGAATTATTGGTTAATGGTGGTTATTTTTGCAGGTGTTTATGCTGATGGAACACAAGAAGCTTATGTGTTTAAAGATCCTCATTTTCATTCGGTAAATGAATGTATAAATGCGGCTAACGATCCTAAAGAAATACCAAAATATGCTAAAAAACTTGTCACGGAATACGGTAAAATGATGCAGATTCAAAAGGTCGTATGCGCTAGTCAAGATGAAGTAATTAAAACATTCGGTTCTAAATATGCGATCGGTGAACCTGCGTAAACTACGTGAAATATTCAATGTCGATAATATTATCGACTTACTCGTCGATTTATTTCTATTATTATTTGATGTTATTACTTCGCCTGTCTTAATAATTATGAGATTAGTAAGATGGACTATAGGAAAATTCTTCTTAGACGGATTAAAAAATAAAATCAAAAATTTAGTTCATTGGTTAAAAAATAAACCAACATGGATTAAATTACTAGTTATACCATTATTGTTAATCATAACAGCATACATACTTGTTTTTATGTGGATTATAGGTCAAGCCTTTGGTGAATTTATTATGGAAGAATGGGGCAATGAAAAATAATTGTTTACATTTTATTAAATTTGTGTTATAATATATTATTATTAAAGGAGTTACTATGGAATTTTTTCTAGGTTTTATTATTGGTGCAGCTATCGTGTACGTTTTGTGGTATATTAGAGATAAATTGAGTAAATTACCATGATTTTAATTGATTATAATGCAGTGGCTATAGGCAATCTTGTAGTCCAAAGATTAGATGTTGAAGAAAATTTATTAAGACATATGATCTTAAACTCTATACGAATGTATAGACAAAAGTTTCAAAATGAATATGGTGAAGTCGTAGTAGTTGCTGATGGTGCTGGTAACTGGAGGCGCGATGTATTTCCTCAGTACAAATATAAAAGAAGAAAGAATCGTGAAGAATCAAAGATTGATTGGAACGAAGCTTTTAGAATTATTAATATGGTGAGAGATGAGATAAGAGATCACTTTCCATATAAAGTTATGCATCAACCAAAGTGTGAAGCAGATGACGTTATCGCTAAGCTTGCTTTAGAAACTCAAGAGTTTGGTAAGCATGAACCAGTTATGATAATATCTGCAGATCATGATTTTATTCAACTACATAAGTATGAAAACATCAAACAGTTCTCGCCAATGCTTAAGAAATTTGTTAAGGATAAGAATCCAAGACTGTATTCTCAAACACATATTTTTAAAGGTGATGGTGGTGATGGTGTTCCTAATGTACTATCTGATGATAATGTTTTTGTTGAAGAAAGAAGACAATCGCCGGTTACTAAAAAGAAAATAGACGCATGGTTAGAAGCAGAAGATCTTCAAAAAGCCATGGGTGATACAATCTATAGAAATTACTTACGTAATAAAAAAATGATTGATTTAACAGAAACTCCTGATGCTATAAAGGAAGAAATTATAAATAGTTTTGAGAGTCAAGATCCTAAGAGAAACAAAGGAAAGGTTTTTCCATATCTTGTACAAAAACGATGTAAACGGTTAGTTGAGTGTGTTCAAGAATTTATATGAGGAGAGATTATGAATAATTATGTACCTACACCATTGTTGGTGTGTGAAGTGATTCAAGAAGCTCAGAAGAAAAAGAAGAAAGAAGCCAAAATAAAGGTATTGAAAGATAACGAAAGTTGGGCTCTAAAAGATTTTCTTAGGGGTTCATATGATGATACTGTCAAATGGAACGTGCCAGGCAGTAAACCACCTTATACGCCTAATATCGGTCAAAGCTCCCCCTCAAATTTCTTAAAATTAAATACGCAGTTGAAGTATTTTGTTTCTGGCGGACAAGGAGATGCCATGCAAAAAGCTAAAAGAGAACAATTGTTTATTCAATTATTAGAATCTATTGATCCAGAAGATGCCGAACTTCTCTGTGGAATGATTTGTAAGAAAGAAATAACGGGTGTAAAAAGAAATGTAGTAGAGGAGGCTTTTCCAGGATTGTTATTAGACTCTCAGTAAATATTAACATCTTAACCTTTGGAGAATATGTATGACCCAAGCTCAAATAGAAAGACTTCAAAATGATTCAACTGAACTACGAAAGTTTGCTAAAGAAATGAAAGAGGAAGGTAGACTTGACCTAGTAGAAAAAATTAGAGCTAAAAAACGTCATGTGGATGCACACATTAAAAAATATACGGAAAAAGCCGCATAAAGGGTTTACAAACAACAAGAAATTTGATATAATTATATTATGAACATATTTATTTTAGATGAAGATCCAGTAGTCGCAGCGGAAATGCTTTGTGATAAGCACGTTCCGAAAATGATTGTTGAATCTGCTCAAATGCTATCGACTGCTCACAGGCTACTCGATGGTTCCCCAACAAAACGTAGATCTAGATCTGGTAAGACTGTGCAAACTTACTATGAATTTAAAGATATGCGTGATGAATTGTATTATACTGCAGTTCATAAGTATCATCCTTGCACAACTTGGACTATGGAATCGATTGAAAATTATAATTGGCACTATGGTCATTTTACAGCTATGGCTAAAGAATATGAATTTAGAAGAAATAAAATTCATGCTACTTGGAATAAACTTGGTATGATTCTTGCTGCTCCACCCATAAATATACCGAATATCAAAAGAACCGAGTTTGTACAAGCAATGAGTCATTATCCAGAATGTAAAGTCGAAGGCAATGCGGTGCAAGCTTATCAAAACTATTATCACAGAGCTAAACCATTTGCTAAGTGGCAGTGGGGTCGCGAAGCTCCCAACTGGTGGAAAGGATATCAAGGTGCCTAATTACACACTACGTAACATAAAGACTAAAGAAAGTTTCATTGTAAACTGCTCATATATAGAACTACAAGAAAAATTAAAGAGCGATTCTGATTTAATTCAAATGTTAGTATTCCCGGCAGTTATTGGTGGTACAGGATCATTACTAAGTAAGACAGATGACGGATGGAAAGATAATCTTAAAAGAATTAAAGAAGGATCGGGTAAAAATAATACTATTAAAACATGAGGAATACATGATAAACACTGAAGAAAAAGTAACCTTTATAGACGTAGGAGGAAAAGTTGTCAAAGAGGATGAAAGATATGTTGTTAAGGACAATAAATTATTAAAAAATTTAGTGTTAAGTTCAACAAAATTAAATCCGGATATGAGCACTTCTGGACACAAACACGCTGGTCAAGAAGAAGTCTATATGTTTATGGAAGGTTGGGGAACTATGGAACTCGATGATAAAACAATTGAAGTTCAAAAAGGTGATGTTGTATTAATACAAGACGGAGTCTATCATAGAGTGCATGCTAATGCAAATGGATTAGAATTTATTTGTGTATTTGACGGTCAAAGATATGATCATGTTGCTCATCTTGGTTATGACTAATGTCTATAATGCCATTGACACAACAGGTCATTGATGCTTTACGTTGTGTGCATGATCCTGAAATTCCAAGTATAAGTGTATTAGATCTAGGGTTAATATATGAACTAGATGTCAATGAAGAAGGAGATGTATATATTAAACATACTCTTACAAGTATGATGTGTCCCTTTGCAGATCAAATATGTAAAGACATTGAAGAAGCTCCGAAAGGAGTAGTTGGTGTTAGATCTGTAAAAAGAGAACTTGTTTATGATCCGCCATTTAGCATGGATATGGTTCCAGAAGATACAAAAATTATTATGGGTTGGGACTAATATATGAGACGTATTATAAAAACTTGCACCTGGCAGTTATTAGGTGTTGCATGGTTTATGAGTTACGCATTAGTTACAGGTGGCGATTTATGGTACACGCTTGGATTATCACTTGCAAGTATTCCTGCAGGTAGCTTAATGTTCTATGGGCATGAATGGATATGGGATAAAATAAATGAAAAAAAGTAACCAGTTACGAGTTGCTCTTGATGAGTTAGAGCATATTGATCCTATAACCGAAAATCAAAAGAAAGCGTTTGAAGCCTGGGACGAAGGCCACAACCTAGTACTAAACGGAAGTGCAGGAACTGGTAAAACTTTCATAGCTCTTTATTTAGCTTTTAGTAAAATGCTTAAATATGAGCAATATAATAAACTTTTAATTATTCGTTCTATGGTTTCAACAAGAGATGGTGGTCATCTTCCAGGAACTAAAGAGGAAAAAGAAGAACCATATAAAGCACCTTATAAATCTATATGTGCAGAACTATTTGGATATGACGGAGCTTGGGGAAAACTTACCACAACTAAATCAGTGGGGTTTGAAACTACATCTTTTATCAGAGGAGTTACTTTTGACAGAACTATATTACTAGTCGATGAGATGCAGAACATGAACTTTCATGAGCTTGATTCTATTATTACAAGAGTCGGTAATGATTGTAAGGTTATATTCTGTGGAGATCATAACCAAACTGACTTTAGTCGTAAAGATGAAAAAGAAGGAATCACTAAGTTTGTATCGTTAATAGAACAAATGAGATTCTTCAGAGTTATTAACTTTGGTTGGGTAGATATCGTAAGATCTGATTTTGTAAGAGATTACATTATGACAAAGGAGATGATGGGCTTTTGAGAAGAGGAAGAAAAAAAGAACCACGAGAATACGTTGAGATGAGAATGAAACAACTCATGGAAGAAAGACAAAAGGCAAACGATAAAATGACTCGTATGTGGTTATGGAAATGCGCAGAAGAATTAAAATGGGTCCTACAGGTGATTGATGATGAAAGAAAAGATTAAAGAAAGAATGGACGTGTTGCAAAAGATGATGGAAAATAATATCCACATAGATGATGCACAAAGAGTAACACGACAAATAGAGACAGTAAGTAAGTTTTGGTCTGTTCTATCAGAAGAAGATAGAGATTACATTCAAGGCTGTCAATACGCTATTGAAGAAAAATATAAATGGAAGCCAAGTGACAAAAAATAATAAGATAGTATTTCTGACTGATCTCATAGAACAAAGATTAAGAAAAGAATCCGAAATAAGTTATTTTGAAAAACAACTAAAAGAAATAGAAGATAAACTATTCTTTTTAAGAAAAGAACAAGAACTTACAGTAACTATTATAGATATTTTAGAACAAGAAAAGATAATTGATTTTGAGTATGGTAAGGCAAAACTACTTGATAAAGATGGTAAGGCAACACTACTTGATAAAGAGTAAATTATATATAATACTAAGGAGAATTTAAATGGTTGTCATCTATGGTAGACCAGCATGCGGGTGGTGTGATCAAGCGATTGCTATTTGCAAACAGTATAGAATAGAATACGAGTATAAAAGTATACGAAACGAAGATTTTAAGAATGAACTTTTTGAAAAAATGCCAAACGCAAGAACTGTTCCTCAGATATGGTGGGATGATAAACACATTGGTGGATTTTCAGAACTAGCAGAAGAAATAGATAACACAAGAGGAGGATTCGGAGATGGCTTTTGATTTCGAATTTACTAAAGATCATTTATCACCAATAATTCCAAACAATAATAAAGTTGAAGATTGGTACGAAGCATTATGTGATATGCTTCCAAAATATGGAATCACAACAGAAAGAAGAGTAGCTCATTTCTTGAGTCAGTGCGCACATGAAAGTGCAAACTTCAAGAGACTAGAAGAAAACTTAAACTATTCTGCAAAAGCATTACGTGCTGTTTTTGGCAGATATTTTGGAAATCCTCCTAAGAGAGATGCTGATGAGTATCATCGTAAACCAGAAATGATTGCAAACTATGTTTATATGGACGAGTTTCGTAAATATAAGATGGGTAACGTCAATGAAGGAGATGGTTGGTTATTTAGAGGTCGTGGACTAAAGCAACTTACTGGAAGAGATAACTATACAAAGTTTGGTGCAAGTATTGGAATGTCCGCCGAAGAAGCCGCTGAATATGTAGCTACTGAAAAAGGAGCAGTTGAAAGTGCATGTTGGTTCTGGGATGCAAATAATCTTAATTCAATTGCTGATACTGATGACGTCGTGAAGATGACAAAAAGAATTAACGGTGGAAACATAGGACTTGCAGACAGACAAAAAAGATACACTCATGCAATGGAAGTTCTAGGTATGTCAGTAGAAGATCTAGGAACTGATGACGACGATATTCAAGAGATATTAGATGACATTGGTGTACTCAGAAAAGGAGCAAAAGGTGATGGAGTTAAAATAATGCAAGAAGCATTAGGAATAACTGCTGACGGAGACTTTGGTCCTGGTACTGAAAGAGCACTAAAAGCTTGGCAAGAAGATAATGGGTTAACACCTGATGGTATTGCTGGTCCTG